ATCAACAGCCTCTTTTTTGACCAAAACCAGCCGGGATTAGCGACAACTGGCCTAGATCAGCCGGGACTAGAACCTGTGGCCAGCGAGCAACCTCGACTGTGTACGCCGGGTCTGGGGGGATGTTCTTACGGGCCTGCTGTTGCCGACTGGGCGCAACGTCATTTGCAGATTGAGTTGATGCCGTGGCAGGTGACTGCACTTTCGGCGCAGCTTGAGCACGGTGCCGACGGTGATCTTGTGTTTCGTGAGTCGTTGGTTTCGACTGCTCGACAACAGGGTAAGTCGGTGGCGTTACGGGCGTTGATTGGGTGGTGGCTTACTGAGTATGCGGTGGTGCATCGTAAGCAGCCGCAAATGGTGTTGTCCACGGCCAACATGCTTGATCGTGCCGAGGCGATTTTTAATGATTTGGCGTTTGTGTTGAAGGAGTCTTTTGGGGCGAAGATTATGCAGGCGTTGGGGCGTAAGTCTGTGCAGATGCCTGACGGGTCGCGTTGGGAAGTGCGCGCGGCGTCGGTAAAACTTCACGGCGGTTCGTATGACCTGATTGTGGTCGATGAGCTGTGGAACATCAGCCCCGAAGTGCTTGACGATGCTTTAAAGCCGTCACAGATAGCCCGGGCTAATCCGTTGCTGTCTATGTGGTCAACCGCAGGCGACGAGTCCTCGACGGCGATGATTAACTACCGATCTATAGCCCTGCAAGAAATCGACGAGGGTGTGAAGTCTGAGCGTTTATTTATGGAGTGGTCTATCCCTGCCGGGTGTGACCCGCGTGACCCGCAATACTGGGGGCTCAGCAACCCGGCACTAGGACGCACAATCACGATGAAAGCCTTACGGGCTGCGGTCAAATCCGACTCCTTCCCTAGATCGCACGGTAACCAATGGTCGGCGTCGCGTGGTGCGTGGCTCGACGCGGGTGTGTGGGATAAATGCCGTACTACCTTGCCAATGCCTGCGGGCGGGATTTTGGCCGTCGACTCATCGGTGGACGAAGCGCGTTACGTCGGGGTTAGGTCTGTCGTCTACCAGCAGCAGGTTTATACAACTGTGGAATTTGTTGTGGATACTGAAGCCGAAATGTGGGAACAGGTCACTCGCATTATGAAAGACCCATCGGTAATACTCCTAGTGACTCCTACGTTGGAAATTCATGTGCCTACGGCGTTGCAACGGCGCTACCAGTTGACGGGCTACGCCGAACTAATTCGCTACACGTCGCTAGTGCGCTCAATGATCCTTGAGGACAAGGTACGTCACGACGGGAACCAAACCCTTGCCGAACACGTCAACCGTGCAACAGGTGTACGCACCGCGCAAGGGTATGTTTTGTCATCGCAGAAGTCGCCTGGGCCGATTGAAGCGGCGCGCTGTATGGTGTGGGCCGTGTCGGCTGTGAGTCGTCCACAAAATCGCCAGAAACCTATGCTTGTTGTCTTATAGTACGGTTATTGTGTACGCAGGTCTGTTCTCTGTTGTCGGGACAGGGGGCAGGCCACTAATCGAGGGACGCTATGCCGTTATTTAGCCGTAAAGAAACCAAAGCACAGATAAGCCCCGTGGCGACCGTCAATAAAGCAGCTGCGGCGGGTACTGGCTACTCCCGTAACCATGCAGGCCCGAACATGATTGGGCAGTATTACTCTTATGTTGAGGGTGAGGCTCGGAACCGCGCTATGCAGGTGCCAGCGATTAGCCGCGCCCGTGATTTACACGCCAGCGTCATTAGCGCAATGCCGTTGAAAATGTATCGCGAACAGTGGAACGAAACCGAACGCGAAATGGAATACGTCGATCTTGCGCCGCGTTCATGGCTGCGACGACCAGACCCACAAATCCCATACGAAACCCTTATGGCGTGGACATTTGACGACATTGCGTTTTTTGGAAGGGCGTTTTGGTACATCCTTTCACGCACCGCCGACGGGTTCCCAGCGTCGTTCACGCGCCTACCTGCTGGCTCGATCACAACGCCAGACCAAGAAGGCCCCGTATGGTACGCACCCAGCAAAGAGGTCTATTTTCAGGGCGGGATGCTTGACCCGGCGAACCTTGTGCAGTTCATTAGCCCAGTTCAGGGCTGGATTTATTCGTCCGAGCAGGCCATCGCTACCGCGTTAAAAATTGAGGAAGCCCGCTACCGCAATTCTGCTAGTGCTATCCCGTCGGGCATTTTGCGGCAGACAGGTGGCGAACCGTTAAGCGCACAGGAATTAGCCGACCTTGCCGCGTCGTTTAACGCCGCCCGTCAAACAAACCAGACCGCCGCGCTCAATGAGTTCTTGACTTATGAAGCCACGACAGCAACCCCTGACAAAATGCTTTTGATCGAGTCGGCTCAATTCAGTGCCCTGCAAATGGCGCAAATTTGTAACTTGCCGCCGTACCTTTTGGGTATCCCTACCGGGTCATATGCATACACAAATAGCCGCGAGTCGCGTTGGGATTTGTGGCTGTATGGCACCAAAACCTACGCCGAGTGCATCAGTTCAACCCTTAGCGGTAACAACGTACTCCCAGCAGGGACATACGTCGAGTTCGACACCGACGAATACCTTGGCGAAATTGACGACGCCAATATGACCCGCGAAATGATCGAGGAACCAGAAACAGGAGAAAACCGAGCATGATTAAATTAACAGCCCAGGCCGTCAGCATTGACGCCGCCGCAGGCGACAAACCCAGCCGAACCATTACAGGCGTCGCGGTGCCCTATGGCGAAACCGCGGTGGTGAGTGACGGGACAGCCGTTAGGTTTATGCCGGGTTCGCTACCTGTTGACGGGAAAGCCCCAAAATTATTTATGTACCATGACAGCACCCAGCCCGTGGGCCTCGTTGTGGACAGAGCCGACGTGCCTGAAATTGGGATGATGTTCACCGCGCGTATTTCGGCTACCGCGGCAGGTGACGAAGCGTTAACCCTCGCACTCGACGGTGTTTTGGACTCCGTAAGCGTTGGTGTAAACCCAACAGAATTCAGTTATGACAACGAAGGAACCATGATTGTTACCGCTGGCGAATGGTTAGAACTGTCGCTAGTCCCCATACCAGCGTTTGCCGGGGCAGAAATTACCCGCGTTAATGCGTCACACGATAACGAAACCGTGTTAACATCCGAAACAGAACCCGACGAAGAAGCCACAGAACAAACCGAGGAGACTCAAGTGGACGCAGTACAGCCCGAAGCAGTCGTAGAAGCTGCAACACCAACCGCACCAATTCCCGCACAGCCGAAGCGCCAGTTTTCGCTTCCCTCGGCTGGCGAGTTCATGGCTGCATACCACATTGGTGGCGACACTTTCGCAAACATCAACCGTGGTGTAGCAGAGTTTGCACAGCAAAACCGCACCGCATTGCAAGCCGCAGCAGGTGACGTACTCACCACGGACACCCCGGGCCTCTTACCTGTGCCGGTGCTCGGGCCATTGGTGCAGGATCTGAATTTCTTGAGGCCTTGTATCGAAGCCGTGGGCGCTCGCGCTTATCCAGACGGTGGAACACAAAAAACCTTTATCCGTCCCACGATCACAACGCACACCAACACAGGCGTACAGTCAAGCGAACTCGCACCCGTAACCGCACGCACAATGGTCATTGCAGCCAACAGCATCGGGAAATCCACCATTGCAGGACAGGTGACCCTCTCCGTGCAGGACATTGACTTCACAAGCCCCGCAGCAATGCAGCTCATCCTCAATGACCTTATGGGCGAAGCGATGATCGAGTCCGACAATTTCTGTGCAGACAACTTGCTCACAGCCTCGACCTCGTCAGGCGTTTGGGACGGCACCGTAGCCGACCTGCTTAAGAGCGTGTACGACGCAGCCAACGACATCTCATCGGGTCGCAACTGGTTGCCAACCCATATGTTCGTGTCCGTTGATGTATGGTCGCAGCTCGGACAGCTCATCGGGCTTGACGGAAGACCTGTTTTCCCGTTGATTGCCAACGGCCTCTCCGGCATGAACGCAGTCGGCTCACAAGACGCAACATCTTGGAACGGCAACCCACTCGGCTTGCAACTTGTCGTAGACAGCAACTTCGCAGCCAAGACCATGATTATCACCCGCGTGGGTCAAGGCCAAGGCGACGCTTTCGAGTACTACGAGCAAATCCGTGGCTTGCAGTCAGTCGAAGTGCCTGCACTGTTGGGACGCACAATGTCCTACCACATGTACAGCAGCACCTTCGCCGCTATCCCCGGCATGATCCGCAAGATTACACAGGCTTAATCCCGAAAGGCAGGTGCCGCCATGGCGGTTTATACCGTTATCGCGCATCAGCGTTTAGACGATTACGCAGTCGTACAAACACTCACAGACACCCCCATCGAGCCCGGCCAGTCAGTCACGCTGGCTGGGCTCGGACATGGACTCAACGGTACACACACCGTTTTATTCTGTCCACAGAACGCCTACATAGGTACCGACGCTGCCACGGGCGAATGGTTGTATGACCCCGCAGACCAACGCGCTAACCAGATTCTGTTTTATGATCCAGGCGACGATTTAGAGTGGTCTACTGCGGTACCTACTGGCACACTGACATGGACACAAACGTGTACATGGATTAACGCCAGTGCTATCTCCACCTATTTAGACATTCCGCTTACGAGTGCGAACGCTGCCACTTTGCTTACACAGTGCGCCGCAGCTGCTAACGCTTTCGCATATCGTCGCCGTGTCGAAGCGGGCTACCTTGAGGACTCGCTTACTACTTCCCCCGGTGGCGACGTCACACTAGGCACAATCATGATCGGTGCGGCGTACTTCCGTCAGCAAGGCTCATACACCGCGCTGGCATCGTTTGACGGTATGGGCACACCACCCGCCAACGGCATCACGCCCATGGTGTTGCAGCTGCTCGGCATTAACCGCCCACAGGTCGCGTAATGGCCTACACCGACCTATTTAACGAAGCGATAGACGACCTATCTGCCACGTTAAAAACGATTACTGGTTTGCCCGTCGCGATCGACCCTCGCGCTATCACCACGTCATGTGTGTTTATCGACGCGCCGTCTTTTGATGCGTTCAACTACAACATTGTGACGTTGGACTTCCCGGTGAAAATCATCGGGTCTGGCCCGGGCAACCTCGACGCGCTACGCAATTTGCTACAAATTGCCAGCAAATTACTCGCCAAGAATGTTGCGGTGCGTAACGGCCGCCCGACTGTGGTGTCTATCGGCGGTGCTGACTACGCCGCCTACGATCTTCTCATCTCAATGCAAGCCCAGACAGGATAACCACCATGTATAAAATTATTAGCCCCCGTGTCGGAACCCCCGGCGACGAATTTAAGCCAGTACCCGGTGTCTCAATCGAGGCGCTACTTGCTGGCGGCTTCATTATTGAGGTCGGAAAAACCAAAACAACAAAACTCAAAGGTGATAACATCACCGAGAACGAGGAGTAACACCAATGGCCACTAGCACCTATCTCTCAAACCCAGTTGTGACAGTGAACTCAGTCGATTTGACTGACCAGTGCACCGCAGCAACATTTACGCACCGTTTCGATCAGCTTGAAGCCACCGCTTTTGGTGACACAGACCGCAAGTTTGTTAAAGGCCTCGGCAACCATGAGGTAACACTTTCGCTGTATATGTCATACGCATCGAGCGAAACCTACGCAACACTTGCAAGCCTTGTTGGCACCGCGACCACGGTGCGTGTACAGCCTGCAGGCCCGCCAGACTCCGCCACCAATCCCGGTTTCGTTTTAACGGGGGCGTTCCTTTCTGAACTTCCTGTCATCAATGCGACGATGGGCGAATTAAGTACCGTCGACGTCACTTTTGTCGGTGGCGTGTACTCGGTTGACACAACCGTTTAATTAAAGGAAATCCCGACATGAACCTAACACTCAGGCTCGACATGGGCGACGGCCCGTTCGAGGTCAAAACCAACCTGTACGTAATTGTTGCCTACGAACGCAAGTTCAAACGCAAGGCGTCGGAGATGGCGCAGAATATCGGCGTTGAAGATTTGCTGTATCTTGCTTATGAGGCTTGCAAACTTCACGGCATCACCGTGCCTGTCGCGTTTGACGACTTCGTGCGTAAGGCTGTGAGTATTGAGGCGGTAGGCAACGACGACGGAAACCCTACCCCCGAGGCACCTACCGACATCTCTTAGCAGGTCTGTTAATACAGACAGGGTGGTGGCCTCATAATGTAGACTTCGACGTGAACGATCTTGCCACCGTTCAGAAACTGTTGAAAGAGTCACGAAATGCCCGTTAGCGCAAATATGCAGATAGTAGGCGCAAAAGAGGCTATTAGGTCGCTCAATAAGTTGGAGCCGGGTTTGCGTAAGCAATTCGCAGCTGACGCAACGAAAATTGCACAGCCCGCTATCAGCGAAGCACAAAACCGCTACCGTCAAATCGGCTTGCCGTTGTCGGGTATGGCTCGTAACTGGACTGATCGACGCACAAGTCGCAAACTGTTTCCCTATGACGTTTCTAAAGCGTTGCGCAACGTGAAAATACGGTTGCAGGGTGACCGTCGTGTTATGTCTGTTATTTTGATTGAGCAGCGTGATGTGGCGACGGCGGTGTGGGAAACCGCAGGACGCGCTAACCCGAACCCGTTAGGCGACGCGCTTGGTTTTATTAAGCCCCGTACCAGTCGCGTGTTAGGCCCTGCAACCTTTTCTAAGCGTGACCAGATTGAGGGCGAGATGGAGCGAGCGGTGCTGGAAGTGACGCGTCGAGTACAAAAGGAACTTAACTAATGGCGCTATCCATACCCTTGATAACTGAGTATTCCGGCAAAGGCTTAGACAAGTTCCGCAAGGAATTAGCCCAGGCTGAAACAGCAACCCAGAAGGCTGGGCTTGTCTTTAAGAAGGCTATGGTGCCTGCTACGGCGGCTATCGGTGCGTTGGCTGTTGCCCTAACTGACGCCACTAAAGCCGCAATTGAGGACGCCGCTAGTGCGAACCTGTTAGCAACTAACCTGCGTCGCACCACGGGCGCAACTGACGCCGTGATTGCCGCGACAGAGGATTGGATAGCGACACAAGGCCAACTACTTGGCGTAGCCGACGATGACCTACGTCCAGCGTTGTCGAGATTGGCTCGTGTCACGGGCGACGTGACTAAGGCCCAAAAGATTGTCGCTCAAGCGATGGACATATCTGCGGCGACAGGTAAGCCGTTGGAAACCGTTGTGCAGGGCTTAGAACGGGCCTTTTCAGGCAATATGACATCGTTGCAGAAGTTGCTACCTGAATACCGCAACATGATTAAAGAGGGCGCGTCGTTTGAGGACGTTATGGCGCGTATCGCAACGGTGACGGGCGGCGCGGCTACCGACGCGGCGAACACCGCAGAAGGCCAATTTAAACGGCTATCGCTAGCGTTTAACGAAACTAAAGAGTCGATAGGTGCGGCGCTCTTGCCCGTCGTCGAGGCGGTACTTCCCTATCTGCAACAGTTCGCTATGTGGGCGCAAAACAACCCGGGCGCGTTTCTTGCTATCGCTGGCGCTATTGGCGCTGTCGCAGCTGCGATAGTTGCCGTCAATATTGCGATGGCGTTAAACCCGTTCGCGTTGATCGCGGGCGGTATTGTCGCGCTCGGCGCCGCGCTCGTCGTGGCCTATAACCGTTTTGAGGGGTTCCGCAACATCGTGAACGCCATTTTTGACGGGTTAAAAGCAGGCGTCGCGCTAGCGATTGACAACTTCATGATGTTGCTCAACGTGTGGAAAAACGTGTTTAACGGTTTAGCGCGTATTTGGAATAACACACTCGGCAAACTGGATATTTCTATACCTGACATTCCGGGTTTGCCCGGGCGCGGAAAGTCGTTTGGCATTCCAAATATTCCGTATTTGGCTGACGGCGGTATTGTCACCGGGCCTACGTTGGCGTTGATTGGTGAGGCTGGCCCTGAGGCGGTGGTGCCGTTAGATCGTTACAACGGTGGTGGCGGTATGAATATCACCGTTAATGCTGGCCTTGTTTCGACTCCTGACCAGATCGGGCAGGAAATTATTCAAGCGATACAGAAGGCGCAACGCCGTAGCGGTGTTGTGTTCCAACCCGCGTTATGAGTACGCCAGTTATACAAGTACTGGTCGGGTTCCAAACGACTAGCGGTTTTGGTAACCCGTTTCAGTTAAATGACGCCGTGTATGGTGTGCTCGACACGTCAACGCTGGGCGGGTTAGCGTTTGCCGACCTTACGCATATTGTCGAGGCGGTCAACATCACGCGGGGCCGTAATAGGCAGTTAGACCAGTTTAATGCTGGCACAGCCGTAGTTACGTTTAATAACACAACCCGCGTGTTAGACCCGTTAAATGATGCAAGTATTTACTATCCGAACGTATTACCGCGATCACCAATAATTATCCGTGCGAACGGTATCCCAATTTATACCGGGTTAGTAGTTGATTGGAACCTTGACTATTCACTAGCGAATCAGGACATGATGTATGCTCGCTGTTCCGATGATTTTACGCTGCTTGCTAATCAAGCGTTGAACCCGTTTACACCAGCGGCGCAGTTGTCCGGCGCTCGTGTCACCACAGTGCTTGACCGCCCAGAAATTCAGTATCAAGGCGCCCGGCGAATCGGTACAGGCTCGTCAAATCTTGGCGCTTACGCAGTGCCAGCCGAAACAAACGTACTGAACTATTTGCAGCTAGTAACAACATCCGAACAGGGCTACCTGTTTATGTCTGCCGATGGGGTACTGACGTTCAAAGGTCGCACCGAGGTCTTAAACCAGCAAGCCGACGCGGTTTTCACGACAAACGGCACCGGGTTGCCATATCAAACGCTGACTAACGAATTTGGCGACGAATTGTTATACAACTACATCGTTACCGAGTCTCCTGCTGGCGGCCCATTTGACGCTAGCGACCCGACAAGCCAAGCCCTCTACCAGTCGCAACAATACGCCCTGACTAACCTGCTTAATTCGTCGTCTAGCGAAGTTGAGCAGTTAGGTGAATATTTGCTGGGCAAATACAAAAACCCCGTTTTACGTTTCAACGGATTAACCCAACAGTTAGCAGAACTAACAACAATCCAACAAAACGCCTATTTAAGCCTTGATCTCACCGATATTGCCAGCATTACTAAAACATTCGTCACGGGTAACCCGTCAAGCGTGACGCAAACGGTTATTGTGTCTGGCGTGTCGCACAGCATCACACCAATGTCGCATATCATCGGCTACACGTTTGAATCCACCGATGGCAACCAGTATTTAACCTTAAACGACCCGATTTTCGGTGTTCTCGATCAAAATCTATTAGCATTCTAAACAAGGAGTATTTTTATGCCAGTACCAGTTTTCACAGCCGGAGAAATCCTGACAGCGTCAAATATGAACCTTGTTGGTTTATGGAAGATTGCTAGCGGAAACCTTGCAGGTATTACCACCAGCGGCAGCGACCTCACCGGCATATTTTCATCCTCGTTTCGTAACTATCGCCTGATTGTCAACGTCACAGCAGCCTCAACAACCACAAGGCTGGATATGCAATTTTTGGTTGGGACAACACCAACAGGCAACTACTACCACGGTGGTATCGGCGCCGACTATGCTTCCAACGCAACGGTTTATTTTTCACGTTCAAACAACGACAGCGAACTAGAC